TGCGAATATTCGCCGAAAGCTTCCGGATTCATCTCGACGGTGTATAACCGGGCTAAATCATCAAGATGCTCTATCCAGTCGTCCAGTGGCTGGATATCTATCATATCAAAAAGCGGCTGGATGTTGTACATGATATTGTCTTCCGGGTTTAGAACTAAAACCGGCTCGTGGAGATGCGGGATATCTTTTTTCATAACGCGCCTCCTTCTTCGTTGATGGTGAGACTTACATAGCAATCGCCAATGATGCCTGAGAAAAACTTTTCGGAGCCATTTTCGGCTACGAACTGACGCATATTGAGCGACGCGTCGAACTCTTTGTCGATAATGTCGATGAACTGGCGTAAGCGAGAAGTGAACTGAGACACTGTGGTGTCTGTGATGCGTTCGCGACAGCGCGGCAGGTCGGATATTTTATCCGTGTTGGTAGCTGTGGCAGTGGTCTGCCTGGTGGGTTTAATTTCTGTACTCATTTTGTATGACATTTTAAATGATGCGGAAACAAAAGAAGGGTTCCGCTTTCCCGTTGTCATACACCTACAAGAGGCAGTGAGCGCATTAACGCTTCACACGGGGGTCAGAACCCAAATATTATAAAAGTATGGACATAAAAAATGCCCGCTGAAGTTTGGCGAGCCTACTCGCCTCTTGTATGATGTATGACATCACAAATGTAAATACATTTTTTTAATTAGCAAAATATTATTGGAGATTATTTTCAAAATTCAGTACCAAATGAAGCACCAACGCCCATTGCTTTTGAATAAAACCCTTTAATGTAAAATGAACTAGTATTAAAAGAAGGAAAATAATAACTAAGAAAAGCCTTATATTCCACTTGACCACCATCACTTTTGGTTATATAATAAGAGCCATTATTGCCTAGTATATGAGCATTGTCATACATGTTTCTATATAGTATTTTCATTGAATAACCTATACCAGCACCTATTACAAATTTATCAGTTATATGATAACCAACATCAAAAGTAAAAGGATAATAAAAATTTCCACTTTTTACAATTTCTGATGAAAATTCGTCCCAATTAATATTTGAATAATACTTTCCTTTTTGACCAGAATTAATAGGATATGCTACCGAAATACCATATTGCATCCTATCAACACCAATATATAAGCTAGCCGGCATATACCCATTCTGGGAATATCCTACATCAACACCAAACTTATAATTATTATTTACAAAAGAAGTCTGAGCAAATGCAGACATAGAAAACAAAAAAGAAATAAAGATTAGTAGCTTTTTCATATAAAATTTTATTGAATTTAAAATATACGAAAGTTAATAAAAAAATTAGATTTTATTGTTTATTCGTCAATATATATATTAGTTGAATCCAATACTATATCAGCTGAGTATCCTGATATGATGTCGGCTAACTGTGGAAGTTTTCTATCAATGACAGGATTAAACCAAAGAATTGGACGGCGCCTGCCTTTTCCCATTCTGCCAGCGCTATCAGGACTACGAAATTTCTCCTCCCCTTTTTTAGTTATCCATTTACTCCCGATATATCCTCCTTGCCTTTTTCCGGCTCCTTTATGAATATAGATTCCTTCTCGAGCAAACGAAAATCCTACTCTATTAGTTTCTTTATTTTTCTTATAAATATTAGCTTTAAGCGAATCTGATAATTTATAATTTCTTTGTACTTTCTGTCCTATGGATGTTTTAAGAGATGCAACCGTTTCATTTGCCCATTCCTTCACATCACTGTTGAATTTATTTAAACTATCTACATCCTGCACCCGCTGATCTCGCCCATCATCCGCCATCATACTTAGAGTTAATTCGAAGGGAAGATTTCCTTTAAGCTGAGCACTTAATTTCTTTTGCAGTCCCATGCGTCTGTTTCACTCCACATTTCAGCATCAATCTGAAAATTCAAACCTATCTCAAGGCTGAACGAAAGAATAACACCGTAAAAATTATCAGCTATAGGGCCTATGCCTTCAACATTGAAAGATTTATCATCAACATATCGGCACCCATTTTGAAAAGCCTGAGCATCCTGCAATATCTTCGCAATTATCTGCAGGGATATTTCGCTGCACTTTTTCTGAGCATCTATGATTGTGGCAGAATCGGTACTTTCAGTTTGCGAAGCGACCACTACCATATATTCCGGGCGGGCGACAAGATTGTCGGAATCCGGATTATTGAAAGATATATCAGACCCGTCGATGGCTATTATTATTGTGCCATGAACTGACGATATATTAGCCGTCAATTCTTCCAACTCAGTTTGTTCTGTAGCACGAAAGAAATGGCAATCATTATCCGTGTGCGCAACTGCTTTTAGCCGCCGCGCCAATTTTTCCATATATGAAAAGTGATTGTATTGCATTTTATTAATTGTTTTTATTCATTAGATCTTCCATTTCTTCCTGACGAATTGCCGCCATTTCCATGCTGTATAATGCATCATATAGAAGAGAAGAGCGAACCTGCTCTTTTTTGGTAACATCGCCTTGAGCAAGTGTGTCAATTATTCGTTGCTGATTGTCGAAAACGTCTACCGTTGAATCAGAAGACGCGCCACCGCTGAAGACGTGAGGAAAACGAACGGAAAGAAAATGAAGGGTGCCGAGATATAGCCAGAGAGTAGCCGTCTTGACTGTCTGGGACATCTTTTTGAGTATAGCAACATCCTGCTTTCCGTTTTTTTGTTTGTATAGTACATTTATCATTTCATCAACAGCGGAAGGATTATCTTTCATTTGCGAGTGCCATGTCTGTAGCCAAACGAAATCATTGTATGTGATATTATCAAGTGCATCGTTTGGACCATACAGAACGGTGCATCCACATTGAGTGCGGGGAAAATGATTTGTTGTAAGCTTCGGAGAAAAATATGGATTGCCGTCATTATCCAAATCGAAAAGGTAATCGAACACGGACATCGCCATAGCCAATTCATCCGCCCGAAGAGTATGACGCCCCTGTTTGGTTTTTATTTCATAGATATTCATACCGGCATCGTGTTTGACACATCCGTAAACGTATGCAAGAAAGAATTTTAACTGAATTTCTATCATTGACGATTCCTTCTTTGTGATATTTATAAGCGATATAAGATTCTCCAGTGAAATTTCATTCCAATCCGAAGGCACATAATATTTTTTTTCGTCGATTGTAATTGTTGTCATACCTCTCTTTTCGCTCCTGCAACGAATATTCGTTTATTTTCCGAATTAAAGTAAATAGATGAATCAGTAGGCGCAATTAGGTTTTCGGAAATCATAATATTCTGAATTTCCTGTCTCCAATAAGCCGCCTGTTGCTCATAGTAATTCAATGAATTATTAGCATCATCATAAACAGGACGGATAATAGGAGTAAATTCCATTTCCGTCTTTGGCTGAGAACGTTGAATTCGGGTAGTTTGTGATGTAAATACGGATGCTACACGGCTAGCTGTATAGGCTTTCATAGCAGACAGTAATTTATCAGATATAGACAAATTATTCACAAGCGGAAACGTTTCACTTCTTTCCACACGAGAAATGATCATGCGCAGGCGGTGAAATGTTAGAGGACTATTGTCAATATCAACCATCCCGTTTTCCTGAAAATCTTCAGCATTTTTAAATAAACCCGTTTGATTTTTCTTTACAAAATCAGATTCAGTCCATAAAGGATAATCTGCCTGATGGTTGAAAACATACTTCAATGCGTCATCTAAATTAAGCCAAGCGCGTTGGAATAAACTTTCTACCGCTTGAGCTATTTTATTGTCGCTCGCAGGAGCTAATTTATCTGTTCTTGTAACAGTATGACCAGCTTCCCCGAAATTAATACTCAATTCAGGGGAGGCTATTGCTAATGAAAACGGAGCCAAAGCACGGAGTATTTTTATAGTCAAAACATTATCACTTTTAGAAGATAAATCATCTAAAAGTTCTTCTCCAAAATACGGTAAAATATACTTTAACTGAGCATCAGTAATAAAAGACTCATAAGTATCAAAATCTTTTGAGGCATTTATTTTGACGTATTTTCGAAGTTGCTCAATAGTTGTGATTAATATTTTCATAGCTTATTGAATTTCATTACCTATTTGTTTTTCCGCACCGGTATTCTTATCCAGTGTTGTGAGCATAATATTAGGAATAATGAAGTCTATATCTTCATCCCATTTATTTATTTTCTTTACAATCTTAAGAGGAAGCAGGAGCAAATCGCGGATAGGTTTCATCATTGCTTGTTTTATTGTGAAAAGTTCGCGGGCTTCCGTTCCTGAAATCGTTTTATTTTTTCCCGGCGATGCACCTTGAAGAGATGGATGTACTCCCATGGCGTAGCAAATTGCGTTACTGGCTTCTTCACTGTCTTCTATGTACTCTCCGCCTTTAATGAATGACTCAATAGATTTTATAATCAAATCTTCCTTTTCAATTCCTTTATTAAAATCATAATCAAACTCAGAAATCAAATTCTTTCCTGCATTATCATTACCTGAAAGAAATTCATCCATGTCGATAAAAAATTGCTTTTTCCTTGCAGTTTGCTTTTCAGGTTCGGTAATTCCTTCATCTTGAAAAAGCTTATCGAAAAATCCTCGACGAATTTTTACATGATATTTAAGCACCATTTGATTTTTCATCAAATTCATTTTGAAAGATGGAATAGCATTTGAAAAATCGTACCATTGACTTTCGAAGATGCTCCACCAATAGGCTTTTTGGTAATAAAATTTACCAGGTGCAGGGGGAGCTATGTGTACTATATAGCGTGCTTCTTTTTCAAATTTCTTCTTACCATCTGGACCTGGTTTAAGGCCCATTCTTCTTTGTAAATCAAAAAGAGGATTATCGTAATCCAACAATGGCGTTACCACAACATTATAATCTTCACTTCCTGCTTTTTCCCAATTACTACAATACCCATGATATTCAATATTTCCTTTTTCATTCATCACTGACAGACGGCTGAAAGTTGCCTCTTTATACCTCAGTTGCAAAACTTTTGTTTTAGGTTGATTCATGATCAATTCAACAAAACCATTATTTAGAAGCGATATATCGTGAGCCAATTCTTGCACTAGTAATGACATATTACTATTTTCAAGAAAATCAAAAATTTCCGGAGCATCTTTATATAATAGAGGAACGTATTTTATTTCATTTTTCTCAACTATCTTTCTAACTGGTTGAACAATATCACCATATGCAATACGGGAGTTAAAGTCTAAATTTGAAGCAACAACTGTGTTTTTATAAGCCTTTTCAATAAGTTCATTTGGTAAATTATTACTTGCGCCCCAAAAGAAAAAATCAATTTCTTTAGATTTATCTTGTATTGTTTTTTTAGAACCATCCGACGCTTCTTGGGTAATGCCAATTGATTGTTCCAGCTGAAAGGCAGAAAAATTTTTATTACCCTTATTTTCAAAAATGGCATAATTTTCGTAAATCTTGCTCATAAATATGTTTTGTGTTTATTAAATTCAACAATGGAAATACGTCTAATCGAACGAGGGAATGTTTCGCCTTTTGGCAAAACATTTATAGTTGAACCAAGAGAATGAAAAGAAGTAAGTGTGCATTCATTGTATTCACGTACTTCACCGTTTTTCTTTACAAATTTGATTTGAAAAGGAATATTTCTCCCTTTTGCATCCTTGCGTTGCATTATATCCCAAATTTGTGATAGTTTAATAAGTTTATTCATACCTGATTTTTCTTACAAAATTCACGTATAATAATAGAAAGTGAAAGGACAAATAATAGAGTTGCATTTTTAATCATAAAAATGGAATCACGCGCGCGTGATGATTTTATAGGGATGGCAAATTTTAACATTTGGCATATAACGCTAAAAAGAAAAGATGCAAAAGCAATTTTTCCACAGGGCGTTGCGTGGTCTTCTGACAGAAAAAAGGGAATTCTCCCTTTTTAAACCCAAATTAGAGGCTGACAATCAATGTTTTGAATTTTGAAAAATGGGAACGGACGGAGATTATTTAACTTTATTTAATTAATTGTTTGGATATTAGAAATTTAGTGGGCAAATGAGGCGGTGTAATAAGAGATTTTGCGGAAAATGAGTTTTTTGCTAAAAAATAAAAGTTCGGGAGGGGGAATTCGGTAAATCGTTTGTAATAATGTTTTAGTTGTTTATATATTGAAAAATGCGATTATGTGGTTGTACATCAAATTATTAGCTATTGTTTGGTGTTGGTGTTTTTAGTAACTTTGTGTAAACAAAAGGGAAATAGAGAACGGCAATTCTCCCCTGAATTATTTACAATTTAAATTTTTGAATGTATGGCACAAAATGCTACAGCGCAAGGCGCACAGAAAGAGAAGAAAGCAACAGCGTTGCAGGTGGTAATTCCTAACACGGAAGCGAATAAACCACAAGAGAAAACACAATTAGAGATTAAACCCATATCTCTGGAGGATATTAAGCGGAAGAACGAAGTTTTGACCAGATTGGTAGAAAGGTACGACACTATCCAGGAAAAGAAAAAATCCCTTGAAAATTTTAGTTATTCGTATGATAGAGACACGGCATTTATAACCGTGAAAGATGCGAAAGGCGAGATATTTCAGAGCAACAGCCCGAAAACTATAGGGCAGGTTATTGAATTTTGGAAAGCCGAATTTTCGAAAGTGGCGCAGGAAGTGGAAAGGGAAATCCGAGAACTCGCATAAAAAAGAAACCGCCCATCGTCGGCAAACTTTGGGCGGTTAAATCTAAATTTAACAATTCAAATTTTGAAATGTATAGCAAAGATATGAAAACTAAAGAAAACAGCAAAATTCAGGAGAAAAGAAACGAATTGAAGGCACTAAGCAAACCGATTAAGGAGCTGGTAAAAATCGGGGCTGTAACGACTATAAACGAGGGACTGAAACAGGTGTACGCACTACAGGGGCACACAGAAATAAACACTTTGAGACAGTGGAATAAAAAAGGATACAGCGTGAAGAAAGGAGCGAAGGCTCTTCTATTGTGGGCGGAACCCCGCAAGATTGAAAAGAAAAAACAGTCTGAAAGTGAGGCGGACGAAATGGAATTTTTCCCGATATGTTTTGTATTTTCCAACCTACAAGTACAGAAAGGGGGCGCAAGATGATTAGAGAATTAAAAGTTGTGAAGAAATGGCAGGGAAACAAATCGGTAAGCTCATTGAATTTAGCAGGTGTTTGGTTGCAGGAACATAATTTTCAGATAGGGGATAAAGTGAGAATTGAAGTATATAGGGATGAACTTCGAATAAAAAAAATGTCGGCAATAGATATATTGAACGAACTAAAAAAACGAAATCCTGAAATAGAACATTTAATAGCAGAATTTGACTGCCAATTATGTGAGTGATGAAATTTCATATAATTATATTAGATTACCAGATGGGCGGGGTGTTTATTTACCCCGCCACTTGGGAACAAGTGAAAGGGCAGAATGAAGCGGAAAGGTTTATGCAGGAAAAAGGGCATAATTACGCTGATTGCTACTATATGACGACGAGCGAGCTAATTCTCCACATTGGGGAATAAATAGCTAAGAGGAGCGCAAAACACGGCTGAACAGGCGTGTTTTGGCGTGCGCGGACTACTTTCTTTGATTGCGGACAAAGGAAAGTAGCAAAGAAACCCGGAAGCCTTTCGATGCACCTACGCGAAAAATCTAATATGGACTGTGTGTTTTCTGACTTTCTGAATATTAATAGCATGAAAATGCAACTTCGAAAGAGAGCTGAAAAAGGATATTTGTTTGTCCACGCGAAGGGATTCGCGCGGGAGTGGGGAATTATTCAATCTGCTGGTGACATTCGTGTCATGAGCAAAGTTGTCTACCATGGCAGCCTTGGTAGGTAGCTTATATACCATGGTAGATAAGTATTTAATCTGCTTTGATTAATTTGAGAGGTTGGCCGCAATGGGGGCAGGTGACTGTATTGTCGATTTTGTCGAAAAGTTCAGAGATATCGCAACCGATCACGTTTGCAAACGGGCTGGGATAACTGAAAAAATCCTTATCGAACGCACGAGGGGCGGCAAGCCAGAAAGGTTTTCTACATAAAACTGAATCTTCATTTTTCTTGTATATTCGGATTGGGAGACAGGAGAACGCAAGGACTTTGGCGGAACATCCGTTTTTTAGGTAAAAAACATTAAATCCATGAAAAATAAATCTGAAAAAGCTTGTATAATGGTATATATTTATATACCTTTGTGGTGTTGAATCAGTAATCAAAGAAGTAAAATGAAGTACAGTGAATTTTTAAAATTAGCCAAAAAAAAAGGGTGGCACTTAGAAAGGCAAGGGAAAGGAAGCCACGAAATTTGGGGAAAAGAGGGTAAAACGATAGCTATTCCCAATCACGGAACGAAAGAGATGCCGAAAGGCTTAGAATTAAGTTTAAAAAAGCAAATGGGGATATAACCTCCCCTTTGCTACAAAAAAATAAAAAAAAGATGAAAACAATACAGATAATTATAGAAAAAAGCGCAGATTCATTTGGAGCATACGCCGAAAATGTGGAAGGAATCTATGGCGCCGGGGATACAGTGCAGGAATGCAAACAATCCATTTTGGACGCGATTGAAACGGTGAAAACATTTGAAGAAAGTCAGATACCAAAAGCTTTGAAAGGCGATTATAAATTAGTGTATAAATTTGACACGGAAAGTCTTTTACAATATTACAAGGGTATTTTGTCAAATCCGGCTATCGAACGCATGACGGGTATTAATCAAAAACTTATACATCAATACGCGACCGGAATAAAAAAACCACGTCCGGCACAACGCAAAAAGATAGAAGAAGGTTTGCATAATTTCGCAAACGAATTATTGGCAATAGAGTTGTAAGATTACTGATTCAACACCCGTATTCTTTTACTTGCGCCATCCGCCTACATTTTTTGTGGGCGGTTTTTTTTCTCGGGACATTGATGTCACGGGCAAAAAAATAGCGACCGGGTGGCCGCTATTTGAAACACACACATCTATTCCGGTAGAATGAGCCGGAATAATTCTATCAATTGTTGGCGGGCGAGTTCGCGCATGGGTTCTTCTCCGAACATGGCGATGTCTAATAATTCTTCTGCTTTTTGCTGTGTCATTTTTTAGGTACTTTAATTTGACATTCTTTTAATTTTACAAACATATCGCGGACGTTGAACGCGGAATTGATGAGTTGCTGCGAATATTCGCCGAAAGCTTCCGGATTCATCTCGACGGTGTATAACCGGGCTAAATCATCAAGATGCTCTATCCAGTCGTCCAGTGGCTGGATATCT